CAATAAGCAAACGCCGCCGCCGACACCACGGCACTCAACCAAGTCCACATTCTGCTTCCGTTATGACCAAGCCCTGCTACCTTCAGGTTAGGGGCTAACCGGAACAATGGGAACTGTATATTGGCATTTCCCGTGTCATAGAAGGAAGAACTGAATACCGTGGAGCCATATATCTGTATCTCACTCATCAGTCTAAGTTGGCAATCCTGCCACTCCCATGCACTGGCATAGCCTGTATACCCTGCTCCTGCGTTGGAATTGCCCGTTGTTGATACTGCCGTTGTCAGCAGCTCTCTATGGGTAATTATATGATTATTCAGGACGTTTTGCAAGGCTGCGGCATAGACCGGGAGTACCTTCGTGTGCATATCGGAGCCTGCATATCCTCCGGTGGTCACGTTTGTCTCATTCATCTTCGCCTTTGTTTTAAAGCAATCCTTTGGGACTACCACGGCATGATGTTTTGTCAGGGCTGTATCTCCGTTGTTCCACATCACATCAAAGCCTGCCAATACCAATCTGACAGTCTCGGTACCTCCTAAGCTTGTAGTGATGCTCTTGTCAAAATAGTCTCCAATATAAAGGTCTTTAAAGGTTCCGTCACTGATACGCTTGCATATCTCATCTACCGTGTACACGTTTGTCAGGTTCTTTCCCCTGTAGATGGAATTGTGAGCTGCCGCATTGTCCGCCATGACATTGAGGAACTGATCATTCAGGTACTTGTCATTGTCAAGGAGCTGCTGATGCCTGCGGTTCCACTCTTCATAATGTGCCGGGGTTGTCCGTTCCATTGCCTCCATTGTCAGGACAAGCTCCGGGTTCGTTGCTGCTGTTAAATTCGCCATTTTCCTCTGCCTCCTTAATAGTTATCTTCAATAGTGAATGTCACTTCTGTCTCATCCTTGCCTTTCGCAAGGAAATTTGAGAATGCCACCACATCCCCGTCCTCATCAATAAGTGCCATCTCACTGATGAAGGTGCCTACAAGCTCATTTTCCTCAAGCTTGATAGTGTACTCATAAGATGTGTCTGAAGTCTTTTTTGATGTGGTGTAGGGCTTCCTTACCACTTCATTTTTCAACTGCACATTCTCCGGGAGCGGCACAATGACATTTCCACTCCCATCCACTCCACCGGAGCCAAGTGCAATATGTGTTATCTTTGCAATTTTCCCGGTTGTGTGGCTTGCTTCTGCCATCTTTTTCCTTCTGATTTTGGTTATAACGCTTTTCGTTGCCATTCTACAATACCTCCGTTTTTTGCCAAGCATCTATTATCTTGGAACCATCAAGGCTCCATGTTCCATCAAGGAAGATGAGGTTGTGCTGCTCATGCCATATGACCCTGTACTCCCTTGTATGTTCTACACCCAAGCGGTATCCCTGCTTGGTGGTGTATTCTGTCCTCTGTGCATCCATAAGCCGGGAACCATTCAGCATCCAAAGCCCATTGAGCTTCAAATAACTGAAATAATCAATGACCATGCGGTACTGTTCCAATGCTATCCTGATGCTGTGCTCCTCTTCACATGGCGGTAACTGATACGCCTGCTTCAGAAGCAGCTCCTCTTCATGCTGATGACGAAAGATAGTTCCCCATTTCATTTCCCTTGGTGACACTTCCGCATCCAATACATGGCTCCCATCTGTCTGCCATGTGCCATCTGTCTTCAGATATTCAAAATACTGTGCCCTGAAGCTGTAAGCTGCCTTTAGCACAGCCTCTTCCACCACCCGGCAGGCATAACAATAGGCTACAGCAAGAAGCCCGGCTTCATGCAGCTCATATCCACTCTCATATCGGTATCCTATCCTTGTGGTGTATGGGTTCCTTTCAGCATCAAGTACATGGCTCCCATCCAGTTCCCACATACCATCAAGCTTCAGATAATCAAAGTAATATAAATATTTTTTATAAAGCACGGAAAGGAAGCTCATGCTGTTTATCTCCCGGATGCTTAATGTATACCGAAAGAAATAGTTGTCTTTCGCCCCTACTTCCTTCCACTTGCGGACAGTCTTCCTCAAGATGTCAAAGCTGATAGGATGCTCTTCATCCGCATCCATGCCTATGACAATATAAAACTCCGCCCACCTGTTCTCAATGGTGTCAGACTCCAATATCCGGCTCCCATCAAGGAGCCAGCTCCCGTCCAGCGTGAAGTGTACAAAGCCCGTCTTGTCATTTGCCCTCACAAGCTCCGGGGCGGTATACCCCAAAGTCTTCACGGCAAGCAACACTCCTTCGTTGGTGCCTCCAAGCTTGCATACCTCCTCATACATGGCTATCCTTGAGCGGTAGTTCTCCGGATGCTCTCCATCATACCGGGTGAGCCGCCTGTCCGCTCCATGTACTGGGAGCATCTCATGGCAGCACGTGGCAACCATACCCTCATCCCTTGCCCGGAGGATGTCCTCCTTCACTTCGTCAAACCTCCTGCCGTATACCTTGCAAAGGATGTACCACTTATTCAGGGATCTCTTCAGCTTCTTCAGCGGAGTGGTTAGAAGATACCACATGTACTCAATAAAATTCTCTATCATGGTGGTATCACTCCTTCTCCCTCGAACTCTGTGCCACGTTCCGGACAGATACATTGATGTCCCCTGCCATGATGACCTTATCCTGCTCAAGAAGCATATCCTCTGACGGTTTCAGGATGTCCGTCTTCCGGTAGTTGTCAATCTTGGCACTTAACACATGAATGATGCTGTCCCGGTAAAGGGTGTTCATCTCTCCCCTTGTCAGAGCCATCATATCCTCAATGAGCTTCGCTGCCTGTCCATCCACTCCATCCGTGGCTGCATCTTCAGCAAGATATATCACAAGCTCAAAGTCCTGCCGCACTACCTCACTGGACTTCACAAGATAGTCTTCATAGTTCCCTTTCAAAGGCTCAATGGCTTCTCCAACCTTTCGTATCAGTTCCGGGGAAGCTTCTCCGGCTGCTCCTATGATAATCACATCCACGGTACCCTGTCCTCTTGGATGCTGTGCATCAATCCGGGCATCCAATACACCGGGAACTGCTTTGGCTGCGTTCCGGAGTTTCTCCTCTATGGTTCTTGTAGCCAGTTCCGCCCATGAACTCATACACCTGTCACGGAGGTCTTCAAGGTCTTCCTCTTCAGCCCCTTCTTCAAAGAGCCAGTCCTCCTCATTGGTCACATAGTCCATGCCGTCAAGATGTATCAATGATATGGTTATCCTGCCCGGTGCTATGTTGTAAAAGGTTCCGGGTGCCTCTGCCTCCACAAGTACCCGTCCCACGGGTTCTCCGGCTTCTATGACCGTATCCTGTAAGCAATAGAACTTCAGTTCCTTGCCTCCGACATCCGGCTCCGTCTTAAAGCAATGCCCTTTCGTGACCTGAAGAGCATTGTTATAGTCATTCCTGTAGATAGTCACATAACCCTTTGCTGCTTTGGCTTCTTTCTGCTGTTTGGAATAATCGGCTGCCTTAATCTTCAGCCAGTCCCCTTCAGCATGTTTGATGAAGCAGGCGTTCAGGATAGTCCGGGAAAGCTCCTTCAGTTCTATGTAGATGGTCACTAACAGGCGGCTAAGATGGTAAAAGATGCCACCTTTTTTGAAGTTCGTTATAGGGAAGCCCTCATCCTCAAGCTCACCCTGTATCTTCTCCATTTCCTCATCCTCATCCGGGATAGGGATAATCTTCTCCATAATGCTCTCATCTATCATTCCACAATCACCTCCACTCCATCACTCTCAATGTCTATATTGTATGATCTATTGCTGTCATTCCTCCGGAAGGACACCCTGATACGGTATACATGCCCGTCAAACTTTACTACGGTCTGTATGCTTCCGGCATCTATATATTCCCTCTTGGACAGTTTGGAGCGGATACGCTGCTGTATCTCCATCTGCATGAAGTCATCATACTCTCCCTGCATGAAGTCAAGCAGGCTCCACCCATAGCTCTCATCTCCTTCCTCATCCTCATAGAAGAGTTCACCTTCTTCTGTCAATGCCTCATTCTTTATATCCTGAAGCCAACAGTCCTCATCCGATACAAGGGCTGCGTCACCGTTTCCATCTGACACGGGCTGTCCGTCCTCATCAAGCATGATGTCAACATCATTCTCACCTGTTATCTGCATCAGAAGCACCTCCCTATGATATACGGGCTGCACTCCCCATACATGAGGACTACCGCCACAATGTCATTCTTCAGGATAAGGATGTCCGTTTTCACTCCCGGAACCTCCGGGAAGCGGCTGTCCGGCTGCTTATTTTTGTCAAGTATTTTGAGAGTTGCCTCATACAGCTCCCCTTTCTTTTTTACTGACACCACCCTAGCATATAAGCCGGGCGGATACTGCATATGTGGATAATTCTGCTTTATCTGATTTTCAAGCTCCTGCTCCACAAACTTCTGCATCATATTAGACATCCTGCTCACCTCCTGCAAAATAGATGTACATGTGTACCGCTCCGGTATCGTCACTTCTCACTATGGTCTTCTCAACCGTTACAATGCCACTGTATTTGCTGTGCTGCACTTCCACCTCTTGGCTATGGTGTATCCACGGGATTGCTATTGTCTCCGCTTCCCAAAGGTCTCCATACTTATTCAGTGCAAGGATGGTCTCCCCTTCCTCAAGGACATACATCTCCTTTTGGTCTTCTTTGGTTCCCCAATAGAATACCTTTTTCTGAAAGAAGAATGGGTTACTGATGCCCCATGAGCTGTTGACTTCTGCTATCGTCTTGATGCCGCTCCTCTTGTCTATGACAAACAGGTCTTTCTTTCCATAATTCTCATCAGACAGGATATAGTCTTCAATCCCTGCACATGCCAGTACATACCGGATGACATCCTGCGGCTCACAATCCACAAAGGATGCCTTGATGGTCACTCTATCAAGCTTCATCATGTCATCTTTTATCATTATCTCTTTCCAGTAGTCCCCGTCACCGCATCTGACATATCCGTCAATCAGGCTGTCAAAGTCATCCTCGTACCCCAGTTCCACGGTTGCCTCATCCATGTCCTTAAACTGTATAAGCCCCTGAAGCTGTGGGGACAGCTCCACCCTGCACCAATCCATATGGGACTCCTTGCTTGAGAAGCACTCCACTTCTATCCCTTCACTTATCTCATAGTCTCCTACTGTCACCCGGAACTCCGGGGATATTAGTTTCTTGTTTCCCAAGCCTCTCGCCTCCTATTTCTTCACCGCTTTCTTAGCGGCTTTTTTCCCTTTTGCCGTGCTCCGGCTGTCCTTTGCCGGGCTCTTGCTTTTTGATTTCTTGCTTTTGCTCTTCTTGGTGCTCTTCTTTTTCGTGGTCTTCTTTTTGCTGACCTTCTTTTTCACCTTTATTCCGGCTATATTAGGAGCCCACAGCTCCAAGGAGACTATCCTTTTGCTTTCTGATATGACCTTCTTAGAGGTGAGGTTCTTGAAATATACCTTTGTAATGCCACGGGCAGCACAATCCTCATTGACAATAGGCAAAAGCTTTGGTTTGCTCTGCC